TTAACCGCCCCCCGTCACAAGCAGAAGTATTTTGCAGCGATACACAGCGTTTTCGGGTGTGCCCGATCCTCTTACCTGATCCCACTCTGGATTTCCGCTGATGACACCGGTGTATGCCTTGCCGTGCCGTTCCAGGAGAAGGACTGTCTTTAGCGCGGCATAGCTGTCAATCTGCTGCTGTTTGGTAGCCGGTACAAGAAACTCCAGATCGTATGATCTGCGGGGATCACCGATTGTCTGTACGTGCCACTCGCCGGAAAGGAGTACATTCTGGACTTCGGTCGTCTCTTGGATCGGCTTTGCCAGAATAACCTTTTCCGATATAAGAGTGCCGTTGCTGGATACTCTTAAACGCGTTCTCATGCCCGCACCTCCTGCAGGAGCTTCTCAAGTACGATATCCACTACGCCGGAGAGCTGTCCCTGGTCGTTCACACCTTCGACGCGGATGGTTCCGGAGTGACGGATTTCCTGCGATCCGGTTGTTTCCTGTGTTTTCGCGGGTAATGCTGGTGCTGCCCCAACGTCGGCCATCGCTGTTTTGAGATTGCTCGTAAGCGACGGACCGAAACTCTTGCTCATCTCCGTTTTTAAGAGATCAGCGCGATCTGCGATATTGTCCATCGCCCGCTCAAGGTAAGACGGGCTGCTTATGCCCAAGCCTTTTTTAAAGCCATCCCATAAGTTACCAGCGATCTTCCTTGCATTTCGGTACAGAGTACCGCCAATATTTAGGAGCTTGCTGGATGTCTGGACTAGGACATTCCACACCTTCCCGGGGAGGTCTCTGATGAAGCCGATAAAGCCGTTGACCATGCTTCTGCCAGCATTGACCGCGTTATTGTAAACGCCCGATACGAAGCCGGGGAATTTGGCTATTGTGCTTGAAAGGTACGCCCAGACTCTTCCGGGGAGCTGGGAGAAAAAGCTGATGATATTGTTTAGGAAATTCGACCCTGCGGCGATTGCATTTTGCCTGATATTTCCCGCCCAGGCAATGATATTAGCTCTCGTGTTGACTAGCCATGCCCATACTTTGCCGGGAAGCTCCTTGAAAAACTGGATCACGTTTGCAACGAAAGTTTGTCCTGCTTCAAGTGCTTTCTGCCCCATCTGAACCGCCCAATCAGCAACTTTCTGGATTGTCGCCAGCAGCCACTCCCAGATACGTCCGGGCAGACTGGCGAACCACAGGACCGCTTCTATGATCCAGCGGACAAGGGTGCCGAGTGCGAAGCCCAGCATAAACGGCAGGTCTTCAAGGAAAAACTTTGCCAATGTTTGGGGAAGGTTCTGGAAAAACTCTACTATGGCATTTATGGCGTTGAAAAAGGTTGTTTTGACGCTCTCCCAGAGATTGATGGCAAACGTTTTGATTGCCTCACAGACGTTGAAGAATGTCGTTTTTATGCCTTCCAATAGATTGGCGAAAAATTCTTTGAGCTTATCCCAGTTTTTATAGATCAATATGACGGCCGCAATTAGCGCAGCAACGACTATAAATATCCATCCGGGGATCGACATCAGTACCCCAATAAAAGCGCCGACAGCCTTAACTACCAGGCTGACAATAGGTACTACACCTTTCAGTAGCGGACCTATTTTCCCTATTGGGGGAGCTAGTTTCGCAAATAAGGGAGCCATTTTCCCCAGCAGGGGCAAGAATTTGCCGACAGCGGTTATGATGTTGCCGAAGAAGATCAGCAGCGGACCGACGGCAGCTATGATCAACGCGACGTTTATGATGAGCTGCTTTGCTCCGGGGCTAAGCTTGTCAAGGCGTTCGCTGAGATTGCTCAAAACACCTACCACTTTTTCGACAATAGGCAGTAATAGATCTCCAAACTGGATTGCGACGTCAACTAGCCTGTTCCGCATTATCTGCAGACGTGATTCTGTCGTCTTGTACCGTTGTTCTGCTTCTTTTGTGAGAGCGTTGTTCTCTCCCCAAGCCTCTGTCCCAAGATCAATCGCGTCATTAAAGAGATCGCCCGCTCCAGCCGCACGCAGAAGGGCATCACGAAGTCGAACTTCAGTTATGCCCATATCGTCCAGGATTTTAATTGCACTCATGCCGCGATCTTCTGCGGTGGAAAGTCCGCTAATAAAAGATATAATCGCACCTGCCGCATCGTCACGGAATGCCTTTTGGAATTCGCCGCTGCTCATACCGGCAACCGCTGCGAACTCTGTTAATCTTTCGCCTCCCTGCTCAACCGCAAGCTGCATATCAACCATGACTTTTGATATTGCAGAGCCGCCAGCCTGCGACTCGATACCGACAGAGGAAAGAGCACCGGCGAAAGAAAGAATCTCGGCTTCTGACATCCCCACCTGCTTACCTGCACCAGCCAGCCTCAGCCCCATATCGACGATTTCTGATTCTGTTGTCGCCAAGTTGTTCCCCAGCGCGACAATAACAGATCCTAATCTGTCAAAATCAGTCTGTGGCATCTGCGTAATGTTTGCCAACCGAGCCAAGGCCGTTGCCGCATCGGTAGCGCTCATGTTCGTCGCAGCACCCAGGTCGGACATAACGCGGGTGAAGTCTAAAATATTCGGTACCTCAATACCCAACTGCCCAGCTGCCTCTGCTACTCCTGCAATCTCGGTTGCGGTGGTAGGAATCTCCTTGCTCATGTCGCGGATGCCTTTTTCTAGCATCTCGAACTCCTGACCGGTCGCGTCCACGGTTTTCTCTACCCCGGCAAAGGCAGATTCAAAATCTATTGACGATTTCACGGCAGCGGTTCCGAGGGCGACAACAGGCGCGGTGACTTTCATCGACAGGTTCTTGCCTGCGTCGGTCATGCCCCCTCCAATGCCTTGCAGTTTCTTCCCCGCGGTTTCCATTTTGTCGCTGAAGGCTTTAGAACTATCGGCAGTATCTCTAAACTGCTTTTCTAGCTTCTTTAGATCTTCCTCTGTCTTGATTACTTCTCTTTGCAAAGCGCGATATTGATCTTCTCCGATTTCTCCGCGCTCAAACTGCGCCTGCACTTGTTTCTCAGCTTCCTTGAGTGTTTCCAGCTTTTTTTTAGTGTTCTCAACGGATTCTGCAAGGACTTTTTGTTTCTGCGCGGCAAGATCGGTGTTCTTTGGATCTAGCTTCATGAGACGATCGATCTGTCTCAACTCGCTTTGCAGGCTTTTTGCCGTACCGGTTACGCCTGACAGCGCCTTTGTAAGCGGACCCGTATCGCCGCCGATCTCTATTGTCAGTCCTTTTATTGTACTTGCCATATCCTCACATCCCCGCAGGAATCACATAGAGCAAGATAAAGATACTAACTAGCTCACTCCTAAAACCTATCGAAGTCTGCCTGCGTTGCAATATGGACTTTGCCGCCCTTTGCAGCGCTTTCTATTTCTTCTTTGTCGAGATTCGCGTTGTTCCACGTGATGATATACCCGAAGATCATGCCTGGAGTTAATATTTCAAAATCGCGTAAAGTAAGACCCCTCTCAAGAGCACGGACGACAAGAAGCTCCGTTGTCATTTCGAGAGGGGCGTTATCGTTTTCTTCTACTTTTTTTTTGGTTGCTCTGTCGCGCTCATGGTGCTTATGATCATGTCCTGAACTTCAGGTAGGATGTCTCCAATCGGGAACTCGTTAAAGGTGTCCAACCACTCCATCGGCGGCGGGATGCTGGGATCTGCCGTCTTTGCCAGCGTCCAGACTAGATTAAAAAACACTTCCAGGTCAATAGCGCTGGGGTTGACAAGCTTCCCCTTTTTATTGACCGCATCCTGGAGCTTGAAGATGTCCTGCAGCGCGTCTCTTTGAAACTGTGTCTTATAACGAAGCAAATAGGCACCGGTGCTTTTGAATTTCACCTGGCGCCCGTCGATTGTCAGTATTTTTTCCATGTTGCCACCTAAGCCGTCACGTTGATCGTGACTGTAACGGCGTTCCCTTTGTTAAATTCCAGCATGACGGAATATGCTCCGTTATCCAGCGCGGTAAGATACGCTTCGGATATGGTTACGTCTACGCCGGAAACGGTAAGATGGACGCCTGGTATCGGCGCGCCGCTTAGGTACGCGTTCTTTGCAGCGTTGGTCGCGACGGTCGAAGTGACGTCAATTTCCACATCGGCGGGATCGGCCTTGCTAAAGGTAAGGGTGCCGATCGCGACAGAGTTTGCCGGCGCGTCTTTCAGGTAGACGGCGCTGAAGAAGTTGTCATACCCTGTGGTATCTTGGGTTATCTTCGCCTTCACATCGCGGGTGTCGATAGCAGGACGCGCCGTAATATCCATGCTGTCAGTCTTAGGTTCTTTTGTTCCGGTTCTGGTTTCGCTTTCCAGGTTGGGTCTGGTTGGGATTACGCGGTATAAGACGTGCCTTGTCTTTTTTGCGTCGCCGTCAAATTCAAAAAGCAGAGCGAATTTCTTGGTCTTTGCATCAGCGTTTTCGATCAACGCTCCATTATCATCGACGGTGTCTCCTAGGATATCAACGCGGAACTCGTCGGGGATTAGTGCCATTTCCAGGCTACCCTCGTACCCGTTGTTTGTGGATTCCTCGAAGTATGTTGCATCGTCGGCATAAAACTGTTCACTGTCACCGGCGGCGTCCAAGGATAGATTCACCGCACCAGGAATATGTTTGGGCGTGCCGTATGTCACTATATCGCCCTCGGCTTCAAATATGGGTGCATAGTGTACATTTTTGAGCCCGTATTTCACTTTATTTTTACCCATCAGTTACACTCCTCTCTTGATGGTGCCCACCACCGCGGCGGCCATCTCGTTTATACTTTTTTCGTGTACTTTCTTCATGAAGGGATTACCGCGGACGGAAGAATATTCCAAGATATTGGTGAGGGGGATAGTGCCTTTCTTTCCCTTTACCATCTTGGTGTTGTGTACAAAACGAGAAAGTTTGTATTTCCGTCTCGACCCTCTCCACTTCTTTTTGAAATCGCCCGTCCTGCTGGGGCTTCCGGCTTTCATATTTTTAATCAGCACTTTTTCCGCCGCGTCTAGCCCTTCTTCGGTAGCGATATAAACCGTCTCGCCGTATTCTTCCAGGATGTCAAATATCGCATCTTGCAGATCTTCGATCTTGATATGTGCATACTCGCCCATGGTGCTCATTGGATCACTCTCCAGTAATCGCACTCAAAAACGGTCACTCCGTACCCGATACCGTCAACGTCGCCGATGTTTATGCCTGAAGATACGCCGCCGCCGCCATCTGAATATCCGTATGGCAGTGAAAAACCGCCTTCAACGAGGGCGGCCGCTATTGTTTGTTCTCTGCTTTTGACGGCGTTTCTGCCGGTGTGAGTGTCCAGCATTGTATCTCTGTAGTAGTACCGGACAGCTACATTTGCCGCTCTTACCACGGGTTCATTGTCCGCATGAAACTCCGAAGGATCTCCATCCAAGGTGTAGACAATGTATTCGTTTGGATCATCGCCGCGGGTTTCTGCCTTTTTGCGCCAGAAAACACGGACGCCCTCTGCATTGAGGGCGTTGTCAAGGATTGTCTGCACCAGCGCGCGAATGTCCGTCATTTTCCTTCGTACCTCCTGACACGAAATTCCATGTATAGGTTTGCCTCTTTCGCATTGTCCACACCACCCCAGAGTCCATAGCAGTTGGGGTTGTTCTTGTCGGGAATTCCGTTTTTTATTACGTTTGCATCGCCATGCTTCGCTATTATTACCTGCACGGTGCTTAGTTTGTCGTATATATCGGGATGGTAGAAGGTGCGGATGGTGGCGGATTCGTTAACTCCTAGTGCTTGCGCCGCGGATGCTTTGTCACCGTATGCACCGCGCCATTCGCAGTATAGAGATCCGGCATCTTTCCATTCGCTTGTCTGCCCTTGTCCGGGAACATATGTACCTTCCTTCGCCCAGAAGCTGATTTTGACTGTAGGATTAAATTTCACCTTAAACCCTCCTCTGCGCGATAAAGGATATTAGGACGGGGTGATTTGTTAGCATCGCCGGGTCGGTATTTTGTGCCATTTTGCAGTACAGTATGACCGCCTCGGCGCCCAGGGCATCAGGCTCGACAGGATCTATCTGCCACCCTGCACCCTGAAAAAAACTAATGGCGCCGTCGATCATTTGTTGTACCTCGATGTCCTTTTGCATGTCGGAATAAAAAACCCCTATGCGGGGCTTTACTTTGTCGATCAGTGCCACAATCTCACCGCCTAAACAATCAGGTATATGTCGATGTCTTTTGTGTCGAGGGCACTGTTCAGGTCGATTGTGTTCCCTTCCAGATCGGTCGTTAAAACAACAGTCGGGTCTTTGCTCTCTTTCGTGCCGTCAAAGAATGTCATAAGCACGGTGTTGTGTGCTAGTTTGTAAGGCAGACCGAGTTTGTCATTCCAGCCGATGTAAACAATGTCGTAGGGTACGCCTGGGGTGGTGTCGGCAGATGATGCGGCGGTGGTTACTCCTTCGCTTGCGCCATCACCTGTGCCGTCTGCAATGGCAATGTTGAGTGTATCGTCGTTAGCGGCGGGGACTTTGGCAGTTAAGATTACTGCGGCAGCGGCACCGGATACGTCAAAGTGTTC